TGTATCTCCAGAAGACTGTGTTGCACTACCATCGTGATTACCTTTTAAAAGGAACTCTCTACTTGTATAATTAATCTTTGTTCTATCTTCTAAATAACGAAACAAAGAATCATCCGTAGGAAGTTTTGCAGTTTTACTCAAGTAGACGAAGAAAGGACTTTCTTCAGGTGCTAGTTCAGCAATCCTATCAGAAAAGTTATATAATCTTCTTCTATCTGGAGCAACTCCATAATCAGCAGATGTAGTAGCAGCAGTCAAGTTTGTTGATTTTATTTGTCCGCTTATTGCCATTGTATTCTCCTATTTATTTTTGTCTTTTAATTCCTCTACCAATACTACCAGAGGTTGCCGCACTCATTATTGTATCCCACATAGAATCTTGTTCATTTTTTGTAGGAACACTTCCACCTTGTAATACACCAGCTGTTCTTGCTTGATTGCTTGTGTCAGGCTTTTGAATAACAGGTTCTTTATATTCACCTTTATTCATTTTAAATAGCCTAACTAAGTTATCAAGAGGAACGTTGTCTTTTGGTTGTTGGGCGAACTGCATAAATTCTTGCACTTCGTTTTTACTCATACCAAAATCTCTCTCTAGTTTATCAACTGTTTTTGTAATGAATTGCTTTTGCTCTTGTCCTCTCATAGCATTGTTTACAGCATTATTTATTCTAGCCTCTTCTTCTTTCACACGAAAGTCGTATGATGGAGAGCCAGGTTTATTGTACGCATCCCACGGATTGAAGTCGTCGTCTTTTAACTGTGCTGTCTCAGTTTTTTTATCCTCACCATTATTACCGACAATACTATCTCTTAAAGTTTCTACAAGGTCAGGTCTCTGCTCTAGTAGGTTCACTAATGGTTTATATTGGTCTAAGTGTTTCTTGTCAGTAACAGCCTTGTCATACATAGACTGAAATTTCTTAGCTTCTTTTTGCCAATCCATTGCTTCTTGTCCTTCTAAAGTACCTTCTTGTTGAGACTCAGCTTGAACCGTATCCATAGATTCCACAGCTTGAGCATCGGTTGTTGATGTTTCATTATTCATTGTAATCTCCTTCGATGTCTAGTTCTCTTGTTGAGCAGAACCACGCTTGACTTCAGCCTCTACGACTTTCAGTTCTCCACGTAATTTCTCGAGTTCTAGCAACACCTTATCGTTTAGTTTATTTTTACTAATACGCCTATCGGCAGTGGCGTTAGATTCTATATCACGTAAACGAGTCTTAAATTTCTCAACTTCAGTTCGTTTTCTATCGGATATAGATTCTCTTGTAGCCGTTTGCAGGTCTCCCTGTAAATTCTTTATTGTATCTGACATACTTGCCATTTGTTGCTCCATAGCAGCTCTTTGATTCATACGAGATAAAATACCTTCTTTATCAAAGATGTCTGGGTTTTTCTTTAATACTTCTACTTGGTCTACTAATCCCATTTGGAATGCTTCCATATATACAGCTAACTCAGCATACTTGCTTGTAGGCAAAGTAGAACCTGATTCAATACCAACATCGTGCTGTTCAAGATTATGTTTATCTTTCTTTAAATCAAATACTACTTTTGTTTTATCGCTATATATCTGTGCCATCATTTCACTTATATCATTATTTGGTTGAACTAGACGCATAAGTTTTGCAACGTCATAATGAGACTTAGCATAGTTATACATTATCTTGCCAAGTCTTTTAATACTAAATTCTACATCTCTTAATTTTGACTTAGGTCTTTCACTACCTAAAGATATAATTCTTTCTGTTCCTCTTGCAGTATCTGGCTGCTGTCCAACCCCTTGCATAATCTCTGGAATACCAAAAATAAAGTTTATATAGAACTCACACTGTTGTATTAATCTATAAAACTCTCCAGTTAAAGGCTGAGGTGCAGGGTAGTGAGGCTCTCCTTGAGATGAGTCTACTTCAATAACTGCATTTGGATTTGCCCAATCTTTTTCTAATTGTGAAACATCTTCTACACTTCCAAGAGGAACCATAAGTTTTAAACCAGCAGAAGCTTGGGCGTGAGATAGTGCTAATGACCATAGCTTATTTAACAAACGTTGCATTGGTCTTGCTCTGGAGACATCAGAACGAGGATAAGGGGTTTGGGTCCAAACGTTTGCAATAGGCACAATAGGGTAAACATCTGTGTTCAATATTGTTTCATACAACACTACCTCACCTATACTTGCAACTACTTTTATTCTATTCTGATATACTTGTATAATATCTACCTTACCATTTTCTACCAATTCTTTATTTTGTTCTAAGAATATTCTAAAGTCTGCTTCATCTACAATAAATTCTTTTCCTGTTTCGTTTTCCATCAAACGATAGTAAGGAACTTTTACTTTGGTAAATCTTTCTAAGATTTGAAATCGTTTATAGTTTTGTTCTGTATACCCTTTAACCGTGTCTGGTGTATAAATATTTAAAGAATTTTTATTTATATTATCTGGGTAATCTTGGTCGTGAGCATACGTAGAAATCTTTTCAATAAGTGGGTCTATTTCTTCCCCAGTCTCTGGGTCTACGCTAGCTCCTAGTTCTGGATATAAATTCAATACTTGTGTCTCTGTTAATACAGTTGATAGTATTATATTATCTGCATCCTGGAAAAATCTATCTCTGGAGGAGGCTGGGACATAAACTCTGAATGGGTCAAGATAAGAAAACTTGACATCGCCTTTACCAAAATCAGAATCATAGTCTACGTAAGCATATAAAAATCCAAGCCCTACTACACAATAATCGTGTATCGCTTGTTTTACCTGTGCGTCTCCTTCAGAGTTCTGCCAGGCAAATCCCATTATCTCTCTCCATACATAGGCGATTGATGTGTCTGAATCTTCTCTTGGTACCACTGTAAACACAGGAGGTCTTGATGTAAGCATACTTTTTAGTCTCTCTACCGCTGGAGATATTCTATCCATAGGTACATCAGCCTGATTACGTGATGCTAATTCTTGAGACTCTGATTGTGTAAAGTGATTACCAAGATAAAAGTCTAAATCTTGTCTTGCATCTGTCTCCCAAGCTGTTCTATCGTTCTTGTATCTGTCAAATAGTTCTTGGTTTGTTAATGCTCTTTTGTCATATTCCATATATTTTCCTAGAAAAAGATGTAATTTGTCGTGCTAGAATTTACAGATTTTAATGAAGTTTCGGCAAGAACTATCAGTCAATACTACCTGTTATCCAGTTATACACCTTATTTTTCTTTATGTTTACTTGTTTTTCTATTCTATCTTTAAACTTTTTAGCATCTATTGCAGTGCTACTTGGAGCTTTTGCAAAATAATCTGCATAGTATAATGCATCCATAAGGTCATCGTTCTTTGGTTTTGGGTGTTCAAAAAACTCATCTACTATTTCAGTCATATGTTTTTTAATAAACAACTTCTTTGAATTAACGATAGGACCAAGCGTTGTTTCCAATCTATCTTCTTTCTTAATACCATATGGAGGCTTAACCCCTTTGAATATACCAGGCATCAATCGTTTATCAGCAATGGATATTCTACTAGTCATATCTCGCACCATTTCTTGAGCAGCAACCGTTTCTATGCTAACTCTTCTAACAGGTGAATACTTCTTTGCCATCTTTACAATCTCTTCTGCCATATCAAAGGCTGGTATCTTTTCTCTAAAGTAATCAATGATGTATCTATTCTTGTTTGCATCAATACCCATAACCATAATGACCTGATAGTCTGATGTCTTCGTTGCGGTAGCAGCAAGGTCTACTCCCATATATACATTGATTGGTATAGCCTCATCATTATCTACTAAATAGCAAAACTTATTTCGTACTTCAAACTTATGATTGTAATACTGCAACCTATCTACTTTGAATGCAGCAGACGCTGAGTCTCTAGCATCATTCATATACTCTTGAGCAAACTTGTTTACCAGACCTGCTTCAATAAATTCTTTTCGTTTGTTTTCTAACTTAGATAAAGGAAACTGGTCTTTCCATAATGGCTTTCCATCTTCAACAGCTCTATGAAAGGTTAAGTCCCAAGGATAGTCTCTATTGTTATTCTTTGCTTCATTCCATCCATCAACAATGTTTTGCAAGAATGCGTCATAGTGTACAATCGTACCAGTAAGCCATATCCAACCTTCATTGCCTGGCGTTTCTTCAAGTGATGGAAATACAGTAGATACAATCCACTTTTTTAACTCTGCTCTTCTATCTGGTGTCTTGGTATTTAACTCTGATTCAAAGTCATCAAGGATTATACCCGTATATCTTACGCCTACTTCTGCTCTACCACGAAGTCTCTGTGCAGAACCTTTGGCTATGATTCTATCTCCTTTAGGTGTAACAATATCTTTTTCAGTCCATCGCTTACCTACAGAACCGCCATCCATATTACCAAAGTAATATCTAATGATTTCATTTTCTTCAAAGTGATGTCTTATATACTTCACGTGGTCTACAGACTGACCCTGCTCCTCTGATACCCAAGCTACAAAGTTTTGTTTATCTTCCTGGGCAAAAAGAAACTTATGCATAATAGCAGCTTTAGATAAAATACTTTTACCCATACCACGAGGTATCACATTGCAAATACGTGCTCCTGGTTTATGTTGAATTAGTTTCTTGGCTAAGTCGTGGTGGAACTGAGGGCTTTCAGATTTGTGTAAGAAGTCTTGAGGCAAGAATACACGCCCAAAAAAGATTAGGTCTTTATAAGCTTTGGCTAATATCTCATCTCTCTCAGATAATTCTGAGGCAGATGGAATTATATTAATCTTCTTGTTCTCCACTTTCAATCTTCTTTACTCCGCTTAGTTGTAATATTTCATCTTTACTAAATCCAGTAAAGGCTTGACCAAGTAAAAGCTGTTCTGATTTCTTTTCTTTTGGATACATACTTTGTATCTTCATAAAGTTTTCCAAAGCTCTTAGCTTTACAGCATCGGATGTATCTGGATTATCAACAATGTCTCTGGCTTTTTCCAAAGTCCATTTCTTATCAACACCAATATCGGTCAGTAATTCTTCTATTTCTTTTTCCACTTCTTCTTTTATCCTAGTTTGTTTTAACAACACTGATGATTTCACCGATGCTGTATCTTTATTATTTGTTTCAAAACATTCTAAGTATGCTTGAACGGGTACTTCGCCGTGTGCTATCATTTTCACAAAACGAATCTCTCTCCAAGATAAAGGCTTTTCTTCTATGTTAGTCCTTTTCTTAAACGAGTTGTAATCTTTTTTAGGGTTGCCTTCCATCTTACCAGAACGAAAGCAAGGACCAAGCAATGTAATGTAGTAATCATCTATTGCTTTCAAGGTAGTATTTTTCATTTTCTTCTTACGAAGAATCTGTGTGACCTTGCCATCGTCTGTAATTACCCAATCGTTTGGCTGACCTTCTCTCCAATCCTGTATCAAATCAGCATCAGGGAAGGATTCTCTAAACTCCGCCTCATTATCAAATACATAACGAGGAACGCCTTTGATAACTCTTCTATGCATTAGCCTTCAACAACATTACCCCATACCACGCATTTGCCTTTGACTATCTCAATGACTTCTACTTGGAAGTTTCCACCTGGAAAAAAGGTAATGATACTGAATGCGTGATTCCAATTATGTAATCGACCACGTAACCATTTATTTTTTTCTCGAGACATATCCTTAAGACATCCAATACCCCAAGCTCCAATAGTTCCTGCATCTAATTTTGTTAAGGTGTGTCGTTGTATATCGTGGGTATGTCCGTACATAATGTTAGCTCCATATGTCTCGAGATGTTTCTTGGCGTGGTAAGTAGTAGCGTAACTACCGTGAATAAAATTAATTTTTCCAAGTTTTAAAGGAACATTATATTCATAATATTTGTATCCTCTTTCTTTTAACTTACACGCTATTGGAAATGTATATTCACTCATATAAGGATACTTCTCTACAAAGTTGTCCATCCATATCTCGTGATTCCCTTGAAGCATATGTCTTTCTTTTACGTTATGCTTATCTAATTCTGCGTCTATAATATCTAAACCTGCATTGACATCTGCGATGTCTTGCTCACAATGCGGTATCTGATATTCTAAGGAAGGAAGTTTTTTTCCTTTATACTTCCAAGCAGAAAAGTTATGCCACTCTCCTACGTCTCCAATATTTACATATATATCTGGCTTGACTATTCCTATTGCTTGTAAAGCACAAGACAATGCTTTCTCATCGTGCAGAGGGAAATGAACGTCTGGAAATACTATTGCTCTTTTAAGCTTTGATTTTTTTGCCATCTTCACTAACTGCACTCCCCCACATATCATCAGAACCAACGAGTTCAGGGGATTCAATACTTTCTACCACCTGAAATAACTCAATGATTCTTTCTAACACGTAAGGTTCTTCTGCAAATATTTCAGCATCACGCAAACGTTCAACTAAGAACTTTGCTTTTTCTATGCCTTCTACTAGTTCCATTTATTTTTTG